AGGCCAAGCCGGTCCCCCCTACCGAGCCCGCCCCCTCCACGGAGCAGACCTCCGGTGGGGAGCTCGGGTCCCGCGAGGCGCTGCTCGACGCCATGCGTAGCGCCCTGAAGGCCGGCAAGCGCGCCGAGGTCGCCCAGGTCCTTCAGGAGTTCGGGGCCACCAGGGCGACTGAGCTGAAGGACGAGGACGTGGCGGCTGCTACCGCGATGGTGGTGGCGCTGTGACGTGCGTCGATGACCAGGGGTTCCGCCGCGAGAGCCAGCCCCTCAGGCCGGAGAGCTGGGTCGGCCTCGAGGTAGACCCGGGGGGAGTCTCATTTCTCGAGACCATCGAGGCCAATTCCGCCTATAGGCGGGCGGCTACTGCCTACCCCAAGGCGATCAGCCTGACCAACCGAATCGGTATAGCGGCCGACCTCCAGGTGACGGCCACCGTCCTGGCGCTGCACATGTCCCGCGAGTTTCGGGTAGGGGACGCGCGACTCCTCATGCTGAACGCGCACAGCACCGCGAAGTCGCTGGGCCCCCTCCCGATCTCACTGGTCACGGTGGAGACGGTGCCCGCGGTGTGCGCCGCAATCGAGTTCGCCATGGACGACATTGCGGTCCCCTGGGTGCTGGTCGACTTGCTGCGACTCATTGAGGGGGTACGGCCATGACCGGCCCCGCAGTGCACGCGAAGCTTGGCCCCTCGGCGGCCAAGCGCTGGATGACCTGCCCCGGGTCCGTCGCAGCCATCGCGGCATGCCCCGTCGAGGACACCACGTCTGAGGCGGCGGCCGAGGGCACGGCGGCGCACGCCCTGGCCGAGATTCTCCTGAAGGAGCGCATCGAGCTGAAGGGCCAGGGCGCGCTCCTGAAGGAGTGGAAGGCTGAGTACGGGGAGAAGTACGACGCCAACGAGCTGAAGGCCGGCGTCATGCCCTACGTTGACAAGGTGTCTGACGCCTGGGAGGAGCTCGGCGGCCGAAAGAGCGCCCGGCTCCTGCTGGAGCAGAGGGTCTTCGTCATCGAGGGCGTCTACGGCACCGCCGACGCCGTGGTCATCTCGGACAAGGGCGTGCTGCACGTCCTCGACCTGAAGTTCGGCCGGGGCGTGCGCGTCGAGGCTGAGGACAACCCGCAGCTGCGGTGCTACGCCCTGGGCGCTCTTCAGGATGCCGAGCTGGAGCAGGACATCCACGAAGTGAGGATGACCATCGTCCAGCCCCGGCACAAGGACGGCGGGCACATCTCGACGGCGGTGATGACCGCCGAGGCGCTGCACGCGTGGGGTGAGGAGCTGGCGGCGGCGGCCGGGGCCACCAAGGTCGAGGGCGCGCCGCGCGTCCCCAGCGAGGGCGGGTGCCTGTTCTGCCCCGCGGCGCCGTGGTGCCCCGAGCGAGCCGCGTTCGTCGCCAAGGCCGTGGGCCTTGACGCCTCGACGGGGCTGACCGCTGACCCCGTGGACTACTCGCCGGCCGTGCTGTCCGAGGCCATGGGCAACGTCGAGGCGGTCGAGGGCTGGTGCAAGGCGGTGCGCCGCGAGGCGCTCCGGCAGGCCGGCACTGACGAGGGTCTGCCCGGTTGGCACCTGAAGCCCGGCCGGGCTCGGCGATCAGTCACCGAGGAGGCCGCTCAGGCACTCGTGGACTTCGGGATGCTGGGTGAGGACGAGGCGTTCACCCGCTCGCCGGCCACGCTCAGCAAGCTGGAGAAGGCGGTCGGCGGCCGCAAGGCCTTGGACGCCGCCGTGGGTGACCTGCTGAAGCTGACCACCTCGGCCCCAACTCTGGCGAAGGACTAGTGACACACGACACGAATAACTGAACGGCCCTGGCGCTTGACACAGTGCCGGGGCCGTTCTTATGCTCTAGCACATGAGCACTACAAGAACAGCGACGCGGTTGATCGTCGCAGCATCCCTCCTCGTCGCCCTCGTCTTCGCCCTCCTCCCTTGGGGCTCGGCCGCCGCCGAGGAGACCCCCCGGGTCACGGTGTCGGACCTGACTCTCCAGCGGGTGGACCGCACCGGCGCGGCCGTTGACGGCGGCCTCGCCCTCTGGTCCAACGCACGCCTCGGCTTCAGCTGGTCCGGGGACCCGAAGCCTGGCGACACCTTCACCATCGGCCTCGGTGACAGCTTCTCTGCCCTCGGTGCTGGGGAGACCAAGCCCCTCACCATGTCGGTCGCCGGCCGCGACGTCGAGATCGGCACCTGTGAGCTGAGCAGCCACGACGTCACCTGCACCTTCAGCAGCGCGGTGGGCAACCTCCGCGCTGAGGGCTACACCGATTTCCACGGCACCGGCTTCGCCTTCGTGGTCGCGTCCAAGGTCCTCGCTGCAGGCCCCGCGACCATGACCGCCAACGGCGTCGTGACGCAGGTTCCCACGCCCAACGGCGAGGGCATCGTGGGCCCGCAGGACAGCCAGTGGACCCTCGCCAAGTGGGGCTCTAACCCCTACGCCGGCGGCACCCGGGTGGACTGGGGCATCGACTTCGGCGCCAACGACGAGACGGCCGCCAAGCTCGGCAAGACCTTCGACGGCAGCACCCAGGCCATCACCTTCACCGACACCCTCGGCGAGGGCATGAACTTCATCACCGATGAGCCCGGTGCCACCACGTGGTCCCGTCGCGTGAGCGGCGCTGATGAGCAGCTCGGCACCGCGGCGGCCGCCGGCGAGTTCACCATCGCGGCCACCTACGGCGAGGACGGCCACTCCGCCACCTACACCGTGACCGGCCCGTTCCAGAACAACACCAACTACCAGCTGCGCTACCCCACCCGCTTCGCCGCCGAGCAGGGCCAGCCTGACAAGGCCGTCGTGGGCCGCCAGTACTTCAACCACGTCGAGCTCGACGGTGGTGCCATGAAGGAGGGCGCCTGCGTGGTGGTGCAGCAGGGCTTCGGCGTTGACGCCGGCGCGAACCTGACCCCGAAGCCCGAGCCCACCCCGACCCCCTCGGTCGAGCCCGAGCTCGCCCACACCGGGATCGCGGCCGGCGGAGCACTGCTCGCGGCCGGGGCCCTGGTCGGCGCGGGACTCCTCATCCGTAGCCGTCGCAAGCACTGACCCAATAGGAACTGAACCGGCCCCTCGCTTGACAAGGCGGGGGGCCGGTTCTATGCTCTTACACATGAGCAACCCAACTTTTGAGATGGTTCAGCGGGCGTCTTCCGCTGAGCTGAGCAACATCCCCTACGGTCACATGCGTGCGGCGCAGAAGGCCCGAGCACTGACGTCCTCGCTCCACTTCGCCCTTGACCAGGGTGCAGCGCCTGCGAGTGCTGAGCGCATCGCCTCGGTCTGTGAGTCGGCCCTCGTTCTGTGCCGCGAGATCGACCGCAGCTTCGGAGACCCGATTGGGGCACAGGGCGAACCGGCCCACGTCGCCTACGAGTGCTGCGCGGACGGAGAGACGGCCAGCGCCGATGAGCTGCTGCTGTGCCTCGACGACTTCGCCCACCGCACCGACTGCTTGCCCGACAGCGATGACGTGCTGAACCTCGGCATGGTCGCGTGCCTCGTGCGGAGGGGGCTCCCGCTGTGAAGGCCCGTCCGAACTTCGTCACCCCCGATGACTTTCCCGACTGGTCCGACGCCTTCGACGGCGAGGTCAGCTACCCACTCACCGAGCGCTTCCGCAGGCCGCTCCTCACCGCAGCATGCTGGTCGGCGTGGTACGCGTCCACTGGTGACGCGCCTTCCGCGAGTCCCAAGGACGTCGCCCGCCTCGCGGCCCGAGCCCTGGCCGACATCACGGGGGAGCCGGCGGAGAAGATCATCTCCGGCGCCCGGGGCGGCGCGCAGCACGTCCTCACACGCGGCGCTACAGGGTGGCTGAGCAACCTCGCGGCGAAGGACTTGTACAACAACCTGAAGCTGTGCCAGGCCGCAGACGCCACCGGGCACGCTCAGTCCGAGGCGTGGCTGCAGGTGCTGGTCCTGGCCCACGCGGTCGGCGCGGCGGAGGCGCAGGCATGACCGCGGCACTCACGCCGGAGCAGGAGGCCTCCCGGGCATGGCTCGTCAGCCACCCGAGGGGCCTCCTCATCGCGGGCATGGGCACGGGCAAGACGTGGACGACGCTACGGGCGCTGGCCGACCTGCCCGCCGGCGCCTTCCCGGCCCTCGTACTGGCACCGCCGACGGTCAGTGAGTCCACGTGGTCTGACGAGGCCGAGCGGCGCAGCATCCCGCTGGCGGTCGAGGCCGCCCCACGCACGCCAGCGGCGAAGCGCCGCGCTGCCCTGGCCGACACGCTGGCCGACGTCGTGGTGCTCTCCAGCGCCTCGATCCGAGACGCCGTGCTCAGCGACACGGTGTGGCGCACGGTGGTGGTCGATGAGGCCAGCCAGTACATGACGCCCTCGGCGAGCCGGGGTGAGTCCCAGCGCGCCCGTGCTTTGCGAGAGCTCGCGGCTGCGGCCGACCGTCTGTGGCTGCTGACTGGCACTCCCGGCCACGACCCCGTCGGGGTGTGGTCGCTGGTGCGGATGCTCGACGGCGGAGAGCGCCTCGGCAAGACGGTAACTCGCGCTCGGGATGAGTACCTCACCGAGGGGCGGATGCTCCCGACCGGCGCCCGTGTCGGCCGCGAGCCCCGCCCCGGTGCGATGAAGCGACTCATCCGCAAGGCATCCGACGTGATGCGGTACGCCGAGGCCGGCGACGAGCTCGTGCTGCCCGAGGTGGGGTACCAGGCGCTCACCCCGGTCATGGGGCGCGAGGCGGAGCGCATGAGCAGGGAGCTGCTCGCCGACGGCGTGACTCACCTGCCCGACGGCCGTGAGGTCTACACGTCGGGGCCCGGGGCTGTGGCGAACCTGATGCACCAGCTCACCACCGGGGCGATCTGGTACCGGCCGCCGCTCGACCCCGATGCGGAGCCCGAGCTGGTCCAGGTGGACCGCATCCGGCCAGCGCTCGACTACGCCGCCTCCTGCGTGCGCGCTCGGCGCCAGGTCACGGGTCGCGGAGTTCTGGTGATGACGTGGTTCAGGCATGAGGAGCCGTACCTGCGGGCGCAGCTGAGGGAGATGCGCATCGGCTCGGCGAAGCGGGCCGAGGACCGAGAGGCGTTCAACGCCGGCAACCTCGATGTGCTGATCGCCCACCCGGCGTCGGCCGGCCACGGGCTCAACCTCCAGTTCGGGGGCGAGTCGCTGGTGTGGACCTGCCTGCCGTGGTCGCTGGAGCTGTGGGAGCAGGCCAACGCCCGGCTCGCCCGGCCAGGCCAGACCGCCAAGCGAGTGTCCTGCCAGTTCAACGTTCCGGTGTACGGCCGCGGAGAGCCATCCATCGCGGCCGCGATCTGGGACGCGCTGGGCCGCAAGGCCGACATCCAGCGGACGGTGTTCACCACGCTCGGCCTTAGTGATGAGGAACACGAGGGTACCAACTTGACCGAACCGGATGTCCCTACATATATTTGAGCCATGGACGACGATATCCGCAAGGAGGTGGACAACCTCCGAATCCTGATCGAGAAGCAGGAGACGAGCCTCTCCCGCTTCACCACCGAGCGTCGCAGGGCGCTCAACCGGCTCCACAAGCTGGGCCTCCCGTGGCCCATGATCGCCCGAGAGGTCGGAGTCACCACGCAGACAGCTATGCGCTGGGCGGGAAAGTTCGCCCGCCGCCGCTGAACCACCCAACACAACCTGAGAGGAACAACGCGAATGAGCGTCAACGTCACCACTGGTCCCGCAACCCTGTCCTGGCCCCACCTGGCTGAGCTGGAGGCCCGCAACGGCAACAGCAAGCCGAAGGTGTCCACAGCCGTCATGGTCCCCAAGAGCGACACAGCCACCATCGAGGCGCTGAAGGCCGCTGTCCGAGAGGCCGCCGCAGAGAAGTGGGGCACTAAGGTCCCGAAGAGCCTGCGCACCCCGCTGAAGGACGGCGACAACAGCGACTACGAGGAGCAGGCCGGGCACATCACCTTCAACGCCTCCTCGATCCGTCGAGTCCCGATCGTGGGCACCGACCTCCTCCCGTTCTCAGACGAGCGGATCGCCGAGGAGGTCTACGGCGGCCAGAAGGCCCGCGTCGCGGTTCGTGCCTTCGCTTACGAGGTGGACGGGTCCAAGGGAGTCTCCTTCGGACTCCAGATGGTCCAGATCCTCGGGGGAGGTGAGCGCTTCGGTGGCGGTGCCGCCTCGGCCGAGAGCCTGTTCGGTCCTGCCCAGCCGTCCGCCAGTCAGCCCGCCGCTGACGAGGACCCCCTCGCGGGTCTGATGTGAGGTCCGAGACCCCAGTTGAGCGGGCGCTGGTCGCCGCGGTCAGCGCCCGCGGAGGTCTGGCGATCAAGCTGGCCCCCACGATGCGGGGACTCCCTGACCGGCTGATCCTCCTCCCGAGCGGGGAGACGCGGCTGGTCGAACTCAAGGCCACTGGCGAGACGCCGAGGGAGTCGCAGAGGATGGTCCACCGGCACCTCGAGGCCATGGGCCACCCAGTCACCACGATCGACACGACAGAAGGAGCGAGGAGATGGGCCGAGACGCACGTGACGAGGTGAACCACCCCAGCCACTACGCCGAGGGATGGTCCAACGGCGCTGAGGTCATCGACATCACAGAAAACCTCAATTTCAACCGCGGGAACGCGGTCAAGTACATCGCCCGAGCAGGGCGCAAGGACGCAATGAAGACCATCGAGGACCTGAAGAAAGCGAGGTGGTACATCGACAGGGAGCTGAAGAGACTAGGGGATGAGTGAGTGACGAAGCCCCCGGGCCGCAGAACTTGCGGACACCGGGGGCCTCGTCATATTCTGTAGCCATGCCAACCCTATACCTTGACACAGAGACCTTCTCCGACATCGACATCTCGGCCGGCGCGCACCGCTACGCCGAGAGCCCTGAAGCCTGCATCATCCTCGCAATGTGGGCGCTCGACGACGAGCCTGTGAAGATCACCGAGGGGCCCACCACCGAGGGCCACGACCCCGAGCTGTGGTCTGAGTTCCTCGGCCTCGTCCAGGACCCTGCGGTGACCAAGGTCGCCCACAACGCAACGTTCGACCGCATCCAGGTCAGCGCGTACACCCACGGGCGCGCCACCGGCGCATACCTCGACCCCGCCGAGTGGATCGACACCATGCACTGGGCGTACCTCCTCGGCCTCCCCGGCTCGCTGAAGAGCCTCGCCAAGGCGCTGAAGTGCGAGGACAAGGACACGGCCGGGACGCTGCTCATCAACCGCTTCGCCAAGCCGCAGCCGGCCACCAAGGCGTTCCAAGGCGGCCGCCGCATGCCGAGCGATGACCCCGAGCGCTGGGCCGAGTTCCGCGCCTACGGCATCCAGGACGTCGAGGTGCTCCGTCAGGTGCACCGAGCGCTTGAGCGAGAGTGGGCCGCTATCGACCTGTCCCCCTCAGCGCTGGAGCGCGCCGTTGAGCTCACCGCCGAGAAGATCACGGACACCGGCCTGCCCCTCGACGTCGAGCTGCTGCACGCGCTCCAGCGCTGCGAGGACGACAACGTGAGTCGCCAGGCAGAGGAGCTGAAGCGGATCACCGGCCTGGCGAACCCGAACAGCACGGCGCAGCTTCACACGTGGTTCGCGTCGAAGGGGATCAGCCTCCCCGATCTGCGCCGCGGGACCGTCGAGCCCCTGGCCGCGGACGAATCGCTTCCTGCCGAGGTGCGCCGAGTCGCCGAGCTGCGCGTTGCGTCAGCCCGTGTCGCGGGAAAGAAGCTCGCGGCGGCCGAGCTGCGGCGGGGAGCAGGCAACCGGGCGCGCGGGACCCTCCGCTACCTCGGCGCCCACACGGGCCGTTGGAGCGGGAGCGGCTTCCAGCCGCAGAACCTTCCCCGGGAGCAGCTGCCCAAGGGCGAGACGGTTGACGACGTGCTCGACAAGTGCCTGCTCGGCGAGCCCGTCGGCCCCACCGAGGTCGCCGCCTGCGTGCGCTCGGTCATCGCCGGCCCCCTGATCGTCTGCGACTACACCTCGATCGAGGCCATCGTGCTTGCCTGGCTCGCCGGCGAGCAATGGGTCCTTGACGCCTACGAGGCCAAGCGAGACCTCTACGTCGAGACCGCATCGCGCATGAGCTCCGCCGTCGGCCACGAGATGACCCGTCAGGAGGGCAAGACCGCCCTGCTCGGCTGCGGCTACGGTGCGGGTCCGAACGGGCTGAGGGCGTTCGCCGGCGACGGCCCGAGTGACGAGGCGCTTCAGGCCCAGGTGGACGCGTGGCGCCGAGCGAACCCCCACATCACGGCGCTGTGGGACCAGCTCGGTCGCGAGTTCCGAACCGGTGGAGAGCGCATCGTCGCTGGGCAGGACTCCTTCGGCCGAGCCTTCCGTCGGATGCTCCTGCCCAGTGGCAGGACCCTGGTCTACCGGGGCATCCGCGCGACGCAGGACCGATGGGGACGCCCATCGGTGGCGTTCTGGGACACCCGCCGCGGCATCGCCGTCGAGACGTTCGGGGGCCGCCTGACGGAGAACCTCGTGCAGGCTGTAGCCCGGGACTGCCTGGCGTCCGCGATGGTGCGGCTGGACCGAGCGGGTTTCGAGATCGTGGCCCACGTCCACGACGAGGTGCTCATCAAGGGCCCGTCAGAGTGGTGGGACTACTCGACCGGGAGGCCGTCCGCCGCCGGCGTGGAGGCGTTCCGCAAAGTCCGGGACATCATGAGTTCCGAGCTGCCGTGGGCGCCTGGCCTGCACCTTCGCGCCGCCGGCGGCGTCGTGGACCGTTACAGGAAGCTCACGGACGCCGACGAACTTGACTAGTCGCAGAACATCTGCATACGATTTGCACAACCCAACCAGAGAGAGGAATGTAATGGTGACTGACATCATCGCCTCAGCAGAGGCGGAGCTCGGAAAGCGGCTCGACCTCCGCACCATGAGGGTCACGCGCACTGATAGAAGCCTTGTAGTCCTCGCCCGCAGGCGGAGGGGTGACCGATCGGTCGATCGCTGCCTCCTCGTGCGCCACGATGGGCGATGGGAGATCACCGTGTACCCCCAGCCCGGGGAGAGCGCAAAACTTATCGCTAACGACGCCCCGGTGCTTGGCGGAGGAGGGCTTCACCCCCGGGACCTGAGGCGCATAGTAGCAATTATGCGCGTGAAGACTACCGGAGAGACCGCATGAGACGCCAACTCAGCCCAAGTGCCGTCGAGCAGGATGCGCGCGCCACGGCAGAAATCTGCGACCACCTGGAGGACCTCGCCTGCCACCGAGGCCAGTACTACCAGCGGGATATGAAGCGAATCGCCGACCCGCTCGGCGCCAAGGCGGGCAACCTGTCTGAGCGCCTCGCCCGACGGCCTGAGTGGACCATCGGGGAGGTGCTGGCCCTGGCCGATGCCGGGCTGCTCCCTGGGGCCCTGCGAGCTCGCATCGCCGAAGCGATGGGGGGCTCTGCCGAGGATGGCGGAGCTGAAGCGATCAGCCGCGAGGTGTCCCTCGACTACAACCGGGCGCGCAACGCCATCATCATCCTCGATCGTGGGAGGGAGATTGGGGTAGCCCGGTTCCACACCCGCCTGTCCGACGCAACCACCAAGCTTGTCCGGGGCATCTGCAAGATTGCCGGCAAGCACGACTAACCTCAGAAGACATGCAACACATCACCGTTTTTCACCAACCAAACTGCCAGCCCTGCCGACTCACTATGAAGATGCTCGACAAGCTCGGCGCCCCCTACGACAGTCGGTCACTCGACGACGGTAGCCCCGAGTCCGCCCGGGTGCTCAACAACGCCAAGGCGCTCGGCATGACCTCTGCACCTATCGTCGAGGTGCGGGACGAGTCAGGCACTCTCGTCCGCACGCTGAGCGGCTACAGGCCCGCCGACCTCCGAGAGATCACAGGCGCTGCACGATGACACCACTCGATGAGGCGATCATCGCCAATGACCTGCTGCCCCGCGAGCAGCAGCGGACCAACCAGGAGATCGCGGACGAGTTCAGCACCTCCGAGGCGTCGGTGCGTCGCCACCGCGCCAAGCTGAAGCGCCGCGGCGCCCCCGATCAGGGGCACGACGCGTTCTTCAACGACGTCCCCGTGGACGCTATCGTGCAGCGGGGGAAGACCATCCGCCTCCCCGACGGCTCCTACGAGAAGATCACGTGGAAGCCCGGCGCCGTTGAGATGGCCGAGGCCAAGCGGCTGTCCTACGACGATCTGCTGCCAGCGTTCGACCGTGAGCCCGAGGCGTGGGGGCGCGACCCGCTCGCACCGGAGAAGCACGCCGTGCTCTGCCTGGCCGATCTCCAGATCGGCAAGGTGGGCTCCCGCGGCGGGACGTCCGAGACGGTCGCTCGTGTCCGCGGCGCCGTCAGGTCGTTCAAGGCATCGATCCAGGAAGGCGGGCTGTCCACCCTCGTGCTGGCCGACGTCGGGGACGTCACGGAGGGATTCTGGAACGTGTCCAGCCAGGCCCAGACGAACGACACCGCTCTCACCACTCAGATCAGGGTCGCTCAGCGCATCCTCGCCGAGACGGTGGCGGAGCTCGCTCCGTTCTGCGGCCGGCTCGTCTACGTCGCTGTTCCGTCCAACCACTGCCAGGTCCGCACCGGGCTCGGCAAGGGCAAGCAGGCCAACGCCCCCTACGACGACTTCGGGCTGATGATCTCGGAGAACGTCGAGGACGTCATCGCCGGTCGCCCTGGATTCGAGCACGTCGAGTTCGTTCGGCCGCTCCCCTACGAGGAGTCCGTGACCGTGGACGTCGGGGGCACCGCTGTGGGCTTCACACACGGCCATCTGGCGGGCCGGCAGTCCAAGGTGGGTGACTGGTTCAGGGGCCAGGCGTTCGGCCGCAGGAGCGGCTTAGAACGTGCCCACGTGCTGGTTCACGGGCACTGGCACAACTTCGGAGTGAGTCAGGTCGGCGACGGCCGGTGGGTGATCTCCTGCCCGTCAGCGGATCGTGGGTCAGACTGGTGGACGAACATCTCCGGCGACTCAACAGCGTCCAGCGTCCTGAGCTTCGAGGTGAAGGGGGGAGACGCGCTCGCTTGACGTCTTTGGTGACGAGCATCATGTAAGCGCGGCGGCCACAGAACTTGTGTGGCCGCCGCGCTCGTGCATATATTTGAGCCATGGCAAACGACACGCTCCAGATCATGCAGTCGATGGACATGGCGCTCAGGTACGAGGGTCTGCTGGTCCGCGAGAACGGCCACGTGGTCGGCATCAAGCCGAACCCCCTCAGCCGCTCCGTGTTCTACGCCGAGGTGCTGGACAACGGCTCCGTCGCTTTCAGCATCCGCACCGACGGCGAGATCGTCGCCCACGGGATCATCCCCGATCTCACCTACGACGGCTACGACTACTTCGCCGGTCTCCTCCTCGACATCGACTCCGGCCTGTTCAACCAGAGAAAGGACACCAAGCTGTGAACACCAACGACCTCGACCGCGACGTCTTGAGCCAGGACGCCACCTTCATCCTCGGCACCAGCCTCGCCGGCTGGATCGCGGGCCTCGCGCTCTGCGTCTCCATCCTGCTGCTGGCCGCTGCCCCCACCGCGATTGCTCAGGTGTTCGCCCTCGGGACCCTGATCTCCACCCTCATCCTGAGCGCCTGGCTCGCCCGCCGGCTCAAGAACAACCGCTGACCCACCTGCTCAACCCGACCTCGAAAGGTACAGACCAATGATCCTCCTCGCCCTCATCTTCCTCGCCATCACCGCCTTCGTCATCGCCGCCGTCGCCGGCATCATCCTCAACATCACCCGGGCCCTGCGAGGCAAGCCGCGCCCCCTGCCCAAGCGCGCCTACTGGGACCCCAGCCACCCCCGCTACCGTGAGGCGCACACCGTCTACCTCGCCACTGAGCCCCCGGCCCAGGGCTGACACACCGGGATGCTGAAGAGCCCGCTGCACCGATGTGGTGCAGCGGGCTCTTCGCCTCATAGATGCTCCTCAATCTCGGCCGGTGGCTCCGGCGGCGTGTCCTCCGTTCGAGCTCGAGCCCACCGGAGCAGGCGGCCGGCGTAGTCAATGGCTATCCACTTCACCGCGTGCGCCTCCCGCTCTGACTCCACGGCCTCGTCGCGCCGGGACTCCGCAACGGCGACCGACTTCTCCAGCGCCTCAACCCGGTCGGCGAGGTGCTGCACGGTAATGTCGAGAATCTGTACCTTGCTCGCCTCTCGCTGAGTCCTGCGAGTCAGGGACGCTCCGCCCATGGCGGCCGCAGCCGCCACTATCGCGGTGAGCAGGGGCACCACGTGCGGCGTGATTTCAATCAGGTCCATATCACCCTCACCAGATGATCTCTCCGCTCTCGTGCTTGGGGAAGGACCCCGCGTTGAATTCGTCGGCGACGGGGTTCTCGACCCAGGGGCTCTCATCCCCAAGGTCCTCCCAACGACTGATGCCGCCGGCTGCGCCCTCCATCTCCACGATGCGTGCGCCCTTCACCAGTACGGACACCTCTGCCCTGGGCTCGCCCTTTACGTGGACTCGGTACAGCGACTCACCCCGATCCAGCGTCGCGTTCACCACGCCCCGGTCGGCAGTGGCGAGCACCGACCAAGGCGCCCGGCGGGAAGCAATCACGGGCACGTAGTCGGGAAGGTCCCAAGACGCCTCCCCGGCCTCGTCGAGGGTGAGCCTCGTCCAGTACTCGATGCCGTCGTAGGGGGACTCGGAGCACTTGTGGCGAAGCATCTCCCCGTCGCGCTCGCTCGACATCCTCGGAACATGCATGATGAACTGCTTGGTTCTGCCCGACGAGGTGAGGCCATTGTTTGACACCTTGATGAAGTGGCCGTTCTCCTTTGACCACATGGATGCCGAGTTTCCGCTGATCGTCACGTATCCGTGGGTCTTGAACCCGTCCAGGCTGCTCAGCTGGGCCCACCCATGGGCCACCGTGAGCCCTGTAGAGGTGCTGGTCAGGTCCCCAAGGTGGGCGAACGCTCCGGTGCCAGAGCCACCGAGGTACAGTCGCGTGCGGCTGTACCGCGACTCCAGCGCTATGTGCGAGGTCTCCATACGCAGGGTGAGTCCGTCCTTGGAAGCCTGAGCGAGTACTTTCTCCCGCTCGAGAACGAGCTTAACTTGGTCTCCACCCCAGGTGAGCTTCTCGGGCTGAAGCTCCAGGCGTCCCGCCTGCCGGCCGGCGTAGTGCGGCGGAGTGACCGCAGTCCCCAGCGTGCCGCCCTTGTCCTTGAACAGGTAGATGCCACCAGGGAACGGAGCCGGAGACACGGATCGGTTGAACCCGATCCCCATCCCGAGGTCGCCCCCGGAATCGCTGTTCTGGAGGTACCAGTCCGAGAAATTGACCCAAGACCAGTCGTCCCGAGCGACGATGCCGCCAGTCATGGTCACGCGACCCGTTGCGGCGTCGATTCGGAAAGCGTCATCTCCCGCTTGGCCACCCTCGATGCGAAGTCCGTTGGCGTCAAGAATTACGCGCCGGCCGGAGTTAGCCGTGCGGATCGTGGCGCCGGTGATCTGCTGCCCGTCGAGTGCCCCAACGGCGATCATGTTCGCCTTGATCTTGTCAAAGACACCTTCCTTGGCCGTGACGATCTGGGACCACAGCTTCTTCGCCACGGCCTCGTCGAAGTTTCCGGAGCCAGCGATGATCTGGTTGGCCTCGATCCTCAGGAAGCGCCCCACGCCGGCCGCGATGGTGCGCGCAGCCGGGTCCTGAAGGGCTCCTGAGTCGATGATGCGGTTGGTACCCACCGGTACCTTCCCTGCGGCCTGAAGCGTGGCAATCGCCAGCCTGGCCGCAGAGGAGAGGGCCGGGTCGTCCTCGACCTCAGCCCACACGCTCCCTTTAGGAGAGGTCTGCTGCTTCCCCATTAGGACTCTGCGCCGTCCTTGGCCTGCTCACGCTCCAGCTCGGCGAGGCGGGATTCAGCGAGCACGGCTCGTGTGGTCATAGCCGAGAGCTCGGAGGAGAGGCGGTGGATGATGTCAGCGGCGTCGATCATGGGCTGGTCGTTCATACCTCCAATCGTAGCGAATCGCCCCCACCGCTAAGCGATGAGGGCGATTCGCATCCCAACCCAGCCCCCGAGAGGAGCACAAGATCATCCTACCAAGGACTCACTCGGTCTCGACGTGGTGCCGGGCGAACAGTGCAATGGCGACCGGAGCGAGCTGCTCCAGGGCGCGCATGACTGCCTCCGCGTTCTCCGCCGTGATGACGCCGTAGGCGACAGCCAGGGTGAAGACAGCTGCGATGACGCCGTAGGCGGCCTTGCGCTGCTCCGCGGTGAAGGTGAACTTACCAGATGCGTGCTTTCCAGGCATGGTTTCCTCCTTTCGGCCTTGTGGGCCAAGGACCAGTCTAGCCGTTGAAGACCGTGACGGTGCAGGCGACCTCCTTGCGACCGTCCCACACCGAGATCGTGGCCGGAACCTCCTTGCGACCGTCCCACACCGTGATGGTGGGGCCGGCCGGCGCGGGCGTCTCGTAGACCTTCACCGAGGAGAAACTGATCTGCCCGCCAACTGCACCGAGCGACGGAAGCCAGTTCGGCTGCTCGGTGTCATTCAGCACGAAGTCGATGCGTCGGGACACCCCCGATCCCGCCGCGAGCGGGAAGTCGTCGATGGCGGTCTGTCTGATCTTCGTCTTGCCGGCGTTGAAGTGATTGTGCTTGATCGATAGCGAGACCGGAGCATCGGCCGAGTAGACGATCTCGGCGCTCCAGCGCTTGCCCCCGACCGGCACAGCGGAGCCGTCGTAGGGCGTCGTGGTCGCCCCATCGGGAAGGACAGCTCCGTCGCTGAGGCGCGTACCCGCCGAGCGCCACCAGGAGCCGAAGACCGGGAGAACGGAGTCAGCCACGTCAGCCCACCTTCCTCACCAGGACGGTGTTCGCCGGCGTGCCCGGCGGGACAGGCTGAGTCTTCTCAAGCACCCGCAGGTTGTCCGGGCCCGCAGCGCCAGGGATGCCCGGTGCACCAGGAGGCCCAGGCGGACCGGCGGGGCCGGGAGAACCGGCGCCGCCGCTCGGCTTGGCCGAGGTCTTCGAAGCCGAAGCCTCCAGCATCGCCTGAATGCCGGTGGGAGTCAGGTCGCTGGTGGTCTGCACCGAGCCGCCGTCGGAGACGGCCCCCGACGCGGACCAGTCGCTCCAGCCCTCGTCGTCCCAGGTGATGGAGTAGGTTCCCCGCCCGGGCGTCTCACGAAGAGCCACGTCGGGGAGGTTCGTAACGTCAGCGCCACCAGCGGCGGGCAGGACAGGAGAGACCTGAACCCAGCCCGCCGCGGGCGAGATGAAAGTGATCGATCTTGAGGCCATGCCCCAAGTCTAGGCCACCCGGCGCACCGTGACGTCGTGAACCACGAAGCCGTTCGCCGGCGCCTCGATCCAGGGCGCCCACAGGTCCGTGGCCCCTGTGTCGCTCCTCGGGGTCACCGTCAGCTTCGCCGTCACCCGATCGCCGGCCTTCAGCGTCCAGTCCGCCAGCTTGGCGCCCTGATCGAGCTTGGTGACCCCGAACTCCTCGAAGGTGCGGCCGTTGTACACGTATGACGTCATCTCCGGCTCGCCGAAGTTGCCGTGCCACGAGTATGTGAGTGTGATCTCCCACTGGCCGTCGGAGGGCTTCATCTGGTCCACCTTCGGGACGATGGAGCCCCCGGCGCCGGGCAGGTGGTAGCCGTCAGGCTCGGCCGTGACGTTGATCAGCGACCACTCGTTCAGCGGGGGGAACTCGCGGTCGGAGGTGGTCAGAGCCTTGTCCGTGCGGAAGATCAGGGCGCCGCGGGGCGTACCGGCCGGCACCGGGGCGCCGACGTCGAGCCGCACGATGCGGGGCTGCCTAGTCAGGCCCACCACCGCGGCATGTGTAGCGGCGATGTCCCTGGCGATCCCCTCCGCCGTCGCCGCCGTTGACTCTGCCTTGGCTCGGGTGGCCCGGATGGAGTCGGCAATCGCGGCCGTCTGGGATGCCTTGGTGAAGCCCTTCAGCGTCTCGTCGAGCTCGGTCTTCTGCACCAGGCCGCTGAGGTCCGGCGCGGACGGGAGCTCCTCCTTGCGGACGTAGCCGCTGAGGTCCGGCGCGGCCGGGAGCTCCTCCTTGCGGACGTAGCCGCTCAGGTCCACCGGCTTCTGCGGGGAGGCGGCCTGAGCGCCGCCGATGTTGATTGTGATCTGTGAGGGTACGGAAGCGCCGCCCACCTCGATGGCGGACGGCGCTTCAGGTGTCTTGTCTGTATCAGCCATACAGACAGGCTACCGGGTCACCAGAGCTTGCCGGTGCCCGACTTGGAGACGTTCAGCGCGCGCTGGAGCGCACCGATCGTGGCCGTGCCGGCCTCGCCGTCAACCCAGTCGGCGAAGTCCCAGCCGGCGGGCACGTACTCCTTGTGCCAGGCGAGCACGAGGTACTGGAAGGTCCGCCAGGTGCGGGAGCCCAAGATGCCGTCAGTCTCCAGCGCCGGGGCGCCGTTCAGCGCGATCTGAGTGTCTGCGTGCACGGCGGAGTTGAGGAACGCCTGAAACCGCTCGATGGCGGGGGAGCCGTCCTCGTCGAGCACGCCGTCGATGGTGGTGCCCATGACCTGCTGAAGCCGGCCGATGGTCGCCATGCCGAAGATGCCAGAGATGCGAAGCTCGCCCTGGCCGTCAGAGGCGTTCCACTTCCCGGTGTAGGGGTTCTCATCCTTCACCGGCGCGGGCGACTGAGCGGCCCCGAATCCCGAGCCGTTGGACAGCTCGGACAGGTGCGAGTACCAGCGGCCTGGGCAGTCCGTGCTCATCCAGTCGCGGTGGCCCACGATGGGGAGCGGGCCGTGCTCGGCACGGATGGCTCGGATCAGGCCCACCACGGTCGCCACGTCGCCCTCGGTCATCTCCGGCCGGCACTCGATGCCGATGGAGCGGGGGTTACCACCGGGGCCGGCGTGCCACGCGCGGTCGTAGTCGTGGACGAGCTGAGTCACTCGGCCGGCGCTGGCGACGTAGTGGGCGCTGGAGTTGCCGTCATCGCGGCAGAGGTAGTTCACCACGTTCTGGTGAGACTGCCCATCGACGCCCCAGTGGTGGATCGTGATGGAATCTGGGTCGCCGTAGGGGCGGCCGCTGGAGTAGTTGGGGGACCACTGGACGTCAGTCACCGCAGCGTTGGTCATAGTTCCTCCTGTCAGTAGGTGCCTCTAGCGTATCGGTCAGTAGTGAGACTTCATCCGAAAGACATCGCCGAACGGGCTGAGCCACAGCGACTCGCCCGGGGTGCCCTCATCGGGCGGGTTCTGCCCGCCCCATGTCGCCCCAGCGAGCCGACTTTGTGCCTCTCTGGTGGCCTGTAGCTCTTGATCGATGGCGGCCTTAGCGCCTTCGAGGAGCTCTTGGGACCCGGAAAGCTTCTTCGCCAGCTCGTCCAGGTTGATCGCAGAGTTCACCGTCTGGATGTTCGGCGGGGACCAGCCCCCAGTTTTCCCGTTGAAGGCCACGTACCGGACCCTCAGCGCGTACTTGACCCCGGTCTGCACCTGATACTGAGTCTGCCGGATTTCCCGGCTGAAGGTACCCATCACGCCCCACCCGCTTGGGGGCTCGGTCGAGCTCGCAGGGACCAGCGAGAACTGCCACTTATCCACCCACCACGGCGGTGGCTTGAACTCTTCGAGCGTGCGGTCATCCAGCCCGACAGACGCGACGCCGAACTGCGACGACATCTTCGGTTTGAAGGGAGTGGGCACTGGCGGCATCTGCCACTCCAGCATGAGCACAGGAGGGTTGTGCAGGGTGTCCCAGTCGCCCTCCGCGTACTCCTCCGTGATGGCGCGCACCCAGAACAGGTACCGCTCGCCTGGCACGGCGTCTGCCCACGCCACGGAGTTGGCCGACGTCGAGAGGACCGCGGTCTGCGCCCAGTCCTTCAGCCCGGTCTTCTCGTAGTTCACCACTCTGGCGATACGGACCTCGTACTCCCTGATATTGGCGGTGAGTGGTGCGCCGTCGGAGGTGTACTTAGGGGCCGGCCAAGAGATGGTCGTCCACGTAGCCAGGCCAGTGCCTGTCTCGTCCACGCGGCCCATGACCGACACCGTGTCGGCCGCGATGATGCCCGGGCGCTGAGCCGCAGGATTTGTGGAGCGTGATCTCACTCGCTCCGACGTCGAGGTGTGGGCCGTTCCGGTCTGGTTCGCCGCGATGTACTGGGCGAGCCGGGTCTGCCCGTCCGCGATGCGGGTGCCGAAGATGGTGGACCCCTTGCAGTACCCACCGTCGTAGTCGATCTGGATCGAAGTGACTCGCAGCCACTGGTCCTTGCCCGCAGCACTCTCGACCCAGAACCAATCCCCGACGTCGTAGTCCTGCCATGGAATCAAGCACCCGGGCTTGTCAGCCGACCAGTCGCGGACGATCTCCTCCTTGGGGGCAGAGCGCTCTACCAGAGCTTCCTGCGCGGCGTACTCCGCCGTGTTCTGGGAGTCAACCCAGTTGGCCTCCAGAGAGAGCTCTCTGGTATCCCTAGGGTTGAAGTTCTCATCCGTGGGGACATTGACCGTGTACCGCTTGCCGTCCTTGCCCAGGACGTGGATACGGGTGGCGATGTCCGCCCACGACAGCGAGTTGGTTCCCCCGGTGGAGCGGCCGGCAGGCCAGCGCTTCGGGTGCAGCGACTCCAGCGGCTTACGCGCGGGAGGCACGAGCAGGAGCTTGCGCCCCTCCCAGCGAGGCAGTAGAGCCCCGATCTTCTGGAACGTCTCCATGAGCTGCCACAGAGTGGAGGACCACTTGACCTCCATGCCCTTGACGTTGGGGAACTTCGCCCAGCTGTTCCCGTTAGCATCCGCGGCGGCGGCCCCCTCGTAGGAGAGGCCGGCCCCCCACCCGCGGTTGCGGGCCGCCTGCCAGACTTGGATGAACAGGTCGGCCGGGATGTCCGTCGTGCTGACACCCTGGCCCGGCTTGTCGTAGTCTCGGCGCAGCTTGAAGTTCTCCTCCCAGACGAGGGCCTGCTTCAGCCGGGCGCTGATGTGCACGCAGTCGATGGTGCGGGACTTCGTGCCGTCGGACAGGAGGTTCCATGTCGCCTTGCGGATGAGGAACCGGCCGCCAGCGGGCTCGAACCACGAGCGGCCTCCGTCGAGAGATGCCTCAACGGCGATCTCGTTCTCCTCCTCCAGCGCCGGGTTCGGCTCCTCGGTGTGAGTCAGGCGCAGCGTGGGCACGCCTGACACCGAGGTCGTCAGACTGATCTTGGTCGCGCGGTGCAGGACACCGATGCGGTCGCCGCCGTAGGCCCCGTAGGCCGCGGCGCGAAGCATCATCTTCGGAGTTCCGATACTCATCGTCAGTACGCCCCTCTCCACCAGAGGATCGCGGACCCCCCGTTGACCTCAATGACTCCATCGCCGTTCTCCCGCTGCACGAGCCGGAACCCACCCGGGGAGATCGACAGCGTAGGAACCGATCGCTGAGCGACGGGCAGGCTGTTCGGGTCCGCATCGGCGGCGCTGTTCTCCCGGCCCAGCGGCACGGAGCGGACGTCCCACGCCTCGGTGTTGATGACGAGCCACTGCTGACTCGGGACGCGGCCAATGGACAGGATCGAGTCCCCGAGCGTGTCCCGAACCGTGACGGTCCCGCCGTCAGTGTCAGCCTTCACCGCGATATGTGTTACGAGCGCGTCCTTGCCGGAGACGATCGGGAAGGACTTGCGACCGTTCGTCACTGCATCGACACGCTCGGCGGTCTTTCGTCGCCACTCTCCGGCGACCGCCTCAAGGGTGAAGGAGACCAGCAGGTCGCCATCGACCCCCTTGGGATTGGCGGCAACCGAGCTCGACACGCGCACCAAGGCCTCCAGCTCCTCACCGTCGCGGCGGGTCCAGCCCATGGTGTGCAGCGTCCGGCCGCCCGTGATGCGGCGCAGGGTACGCAGCCCGACGGTCTGGTGTGCGGCGAGGATAAGCAGCTCCAGCTTCACCGTGGACACGCCGGCCGCCATCGGGGCGAGCGCGAGCACTCCGTCGTAGCGGGGGACCTTGACGCTGGGGGAGACCATCGACCCCCACTGGGGGAGCTCGGTCTTGCTCGTGAGTCGCCAGCGTCCCGCCGGATCATCCAGCGGGACGCCGTCGATTGAGTACGTGTTGTTGGGCATGGCCCCAGTCTATTAGGACAGGGCCAGGGCGATGCCCTGCGCGACGTCGTTCCTTGTCTTCCAGTCCTCCTGCTTCTGCGGGTAGTTGTTCGTGATGTTGATCGTGGGCTGAACACCGCTGGGTGCCGCGGCACCGAGCTCGACGTCGGGGTTGAATCCTCGGCTGACCTTCCAGGCCGTGCGTGCGGCTGGATCCTCGAAACCAACCCTGATCTCGTTGGTGATGTCTCGTATTGTCCGCTCGAGCTCCGGCATGGCGCCCTGCAGACCGGTCTGGAGACCATCCATGATCCAGCCACCGGCGGGGACCAGCAGACGGAGGTCGTAGGCGCGTGGGCCCTTGTGCTCGGCGATCCAGTTACCGATTCCCCCAACCCAGTCCTGCACCTGAGTGAAGGCGGACTTCAACCCGTTCAGGAATCCGGTGATGATGTTCTTTCCGGCGTTCACGAGCCACGAGCCGGCGTTGGAGAACATGTTGATGATGTTCTGTGGCAGGTTTCGGAACCAGTCGAGCATGTTCGACCCGATCTCCTTGGCCCCGTTCCACATCCCAGTCATGGCGCTGGACACCAAGGACTTGAGCCCGTTCCACGCCGAGTTCCACAAACCAGGAATCGAGTTCCACAGATTGGATACGAAGCTGACGATGCTCGACCCGATACTGCTTGCGGTGCTCAGGAGACCATGCCAGGCGTTGGAGAAGAACGACGTGATGCCGTTCCAGATGGAGTTCCACACGCCGGGGATGGCGTTCCACATGCTCACGGCGAAGTTGACAGCCGCGGACCCAATGGACTTCACCGTGTTCACGAGCCCGTTCCACACGTTGGAGAAGAAAGTCGTGATGCCGTTCCAGATTGCCGCCCAGATTGTGGGCAGGTCGTTCCACAGCTCGGTGAGGAACTTCCACGCGATCTGCGGGATACCGATCAAGACGAACAGGAGCGCCACGAGAGCGCCGTAGAGGACCGCCTTGATGGCCTCCCACGACCACGCCCACGCCTGCCCGAGCGCGTCCCACAGGGTCCCCAGGCCATTCATAATCATGTCTGGGATACCGGTGATGAAGTTGACCAGGCCCTCCCACATCTGGGTGAAGAAGCCAGAGATGGTGTCCCAAGCCCCAGACAGGAACGTCATGATCGCCTCGGGGATGCCGGCGACGAACGTCGTGACGCTATCCCACAGGCCGGAGAAGAAGCCGCTGATCCACTCCCATGCTACGTTCCACGCGGCCACGATGGTGTCCCAGGCGCCGACCAGAACCGGCCACACGGAGTCCCAGTTGGCGATGAGCAGCACGATGGCCGCGATGATCGCCCCGATGCCGATGATGATCCAGGTGATCGGGGATGCGAGCAGGGCGCTGTTCATCACCCACTGCGCGGCGGCGGCTACGAAGATCGCCGCAGACAGAACACCGAGCGCGATGGCGATTCCCTTGATGAGCTCGGGGTTCTCATGTGCCCAGGCGATGAACGCCTCCATCTTGGGCGTCAGCCAGTCGAGCGCCTTCGCCACACCATCGAACACGGTCGCGGCAAGCGGCTGGAGCGCGAGCTTCGCCTTGTTCACTGCGATCTGGAACTTCTCGGGGCCGTCGGCGGTGTCCGCCTGGACGCCGAGGATGGTGTCACCCGTGGCGCCGATGGACTCCCTAAGGGTGTTCAGGTCGAACGCACCGGACTTCAGCGCCTCGAGGAACTGGGGCGCGCCCTTGGTTCCGAAAATCTTGCCGGCCTGAGTGAGCGCTGCGGCCTCGTCACCTGACTTGACCAGGTTGTCGATCTCCCCGATGACGCGGTTGAATGCGTCCTTGGGCGCCTCGCCGTCCTTAGCCAGCGAGACCATGCCCTTCCCCATGGCCTGGATGGTGGCCGTTGAGTTGAGCCCCGCCTTGTCGAGGCGGCCGACCAGCGTCGCAACGTCCTCGACGTCGAAGCCGAGGTTGCCGAGGGTAGGCGCAGCCTTCGCAGATGACTCGGCCAGCGTGTTCATCGACACGCCGGTGGCCTGGCTGATACGGAACAGCTCGTCCATCACCTCGGATGTCTCCGTGGCCGGGATGGCGAAGGCTGACATGGCTGAGGAGAGCTTGTTGATGTCGAGCTTCTCCCCGAAGAGGTCACCGGCCGCGATGACCTGAGACGCCACGGTCTCCAGCTCATCGCCGGTAAGGCCCAGTCGAGTATTCAGGTCAGCAACCGTCTGCCCAGCATCCTCGAAGGTGGTCGGGACCGTCGTGGCGACCTTCTTCGCGCTGTTCTCCAGGCTCTCCAGCGCCTCGCCCGTGGCGCCCGTGCCGGTGCGGATGGTGTCCGACATCCCGTCGAACTCAGCCCCGATGTCGTACAGGGCCTTGCCCACACCGACGGCGGCGGCTCCGAGCGCGGCGGCGATCAGCGTGGGGTTGATCGATGCCTTCAGGTTCTCCCCGAAGAGCCCGCCGAACTTCGACCCGCCGTCTGCGCCGCCGGCGCCGATGGCCTCGCCAGCGGCCTTGCCCGCCTCGGACCCTGCGCCAGCGGCGGCCGGGAGGAGGATGTCGGCGATCTGCCGCTCGGCGCCCGGGGCGGCAGCGATGAGCTCGTAGTACGCGGTTGCGAGCTTGGGCCCGTCAGCCATCGATGTCCTCCGGTAGGTTCAGGATGCGTCGCATCTCGTCAATCGAGGTGCCCTCGCCATACGGCGTGGCACTGTCTGTGTCGTTCTCAGGCGGGCGGATCAGGTTGGTCACCGGCATGTACTCGGGCGGGTCCACGCGCTTGTCGCCGGTGGTCTGCCAGGACAGGACGCGCAGCAGGTGCACGATGAGCGACTGCATGTGCTCATTCGGGGACCACGACCCTCGGGCCACAGCCAGGCACGAGCCCATCGGCGGGCTGACGAGATATGCCTTGAGGTCCTGCCAGGAGAGGCGGCCACTCCACACGTCGTCGAGTGACCGCCCCACCCCAAGCAAGTCAGACCTCACCGCGTTCTCGTAGCGGTAGGCCTCCGTCAGGAGGCCGAGGATTCCCCCACAGAGGTACCGGATGCCTCTCCCCAAGCGGTGATGATCGCCTCGAGCTGGTCGCTGGAAACGACGTCGGTCAGGCCGGGGCAGCAGTCCTCAATGATCTCGAACTGGATCGCCTCGGCCTCGAGGCGG